AACAGCGACGCTTGAACCAGCTTTGGTTAGATAGTCACTCAAGTTTGTGTCAAGAGTGTTAGTATTTGGATCAAGACCGTGTAGAACTACGGTATCAATGTCACGTGGTAATGACTTGCGTGTCCAGTCAGATACTAAGCGTGATACGAAATCACCTTGTCGTTCACGATCCCACATCATGAATTCGTCAGTAACTCTTTGCGAGTAGACTAATTTAACAGTGGTAAATGGTTTTGGAATAACTTTGCGGCCATTATCAGGCTTAGCACCACCTTCGTGGACTAAAGCACCTTTAGCACGTCCGCTCATAACTAGTGGAATGTTTTGGCCTACGTTGATAGATGGGGTTTCGTCAATAAGTGACAAAACAGCACCTCTAGCTTCGCCCCCATCAAAAATCTTGTCGATAGCGGTAGAGATGTCAAGAGAATGCAGATCAGTAACTGCCATTTTATATCTCCTTATTAAGTTAAGTTGGTGTTAGATTTCGACCCTAATTCCAGTCGATTCTTGCAACTTACTTACAGAAGGCTCTGATTGCTTTTCAACAGAGGTAGAACCGTTGAAAGAAAAACTCGTTTTAAGAGTGTCAGCTTTGGCTCTCATATCCTCTTCGCTACCGTCACCAAGAAATTGTTCAGTTTCTGGTTTGAAGCCATACTCAGCGGCAATGGTCTTACGGCGCAAAGCAATATCTAATTGATTAGCCTTAGATTCTGACGCTTCAAGCTTCGTCTTATATTCAGCCTCTAGCTCCTGCTTAGCTTCGCTTTTAATAGTTTCGAGTGCATTGCTGCGTACCTCATCTTCAATCTCTTCACGAATCTTCTCTTTAGCTTTTGCTAGTTTTGCTGATACGATGTCGCTAGATTTTTGGCGGAATAAGTCATCCACATCTTTATCTGCTTCTACATATTCGCCTGCGTCATTCTGTTTGTAAAAAGTCGCCATCCTTTTTTACCTCCGTGAAAGTTTAACGTTACTTTCACTATAACAGTTTTCCACAGGTTTTTCCACAAGTCAGAAAATTCCGTGCCATTTTTTTCCACAACCAAAAAACCTCCCGAAGGAGGCTCTTTGCTATGTTAAAAATTGTATGCTGATTATAGCATAATATTGTTAGCTTGTCCAGCCGAAGCTATAACATCGTCAATTTCTTCTGAAGTTAAGCCAAGATTTCGCCACATAGTGCGTGATTTCACAATATCTGGGGCTTGTTGCGCTATCTTCACCAAACCATCACCGAATTTGCTTACATCTTGCCTATAGACTGACAAGAACACAGGTTTAGTAGCTTCAATCTTGTCCATGATATTCTGATCAATATATCCTACATTGTTCTCATACATCCATAGAGTTACAGCGAAGTATTTTAATTGTTCGGCTAATTCTTTCTGCCAGCTTAAAATATCGTCCCTTAGATCGTCATTGATAATTTCAAGCGCTTCTGTGCTTTGTGGTGCATCGGAGCTAATACCAAGATTCACTAGGCTTAGCTTAGTATCTGAACAAAAGTTACGTGCAGCTGTTAGTATTGTGTCTGTAAATGGTGCCATTGCGTGCTGCGCAAATTCGCCAATTTGAGGGATTTGACCGTTTTCATTTGGCCCAATCTTCAGCACGTCACCAGTTTGGCTTTCAATCTTGTCTACAGCTGTGTCGCTATCTGCGCCCATAATTACGTCTACTTTGGTGTTGTAATGGTATGCAGCAATCATAGCCTGTCTAATTGTGCGTGAAGCATCCACTATAGCGCTTCTAGCAGCCTTTGTAAGCACTGATTGGCCGAATGGTCGCTTAGCTGTGGCTTTGTGCGTCAAAAGCCCCATTAGAGGCCTTCCTGTGCCGTTTAGAGCTATAGTTGTAGTCATTTCATTGCCTACACGCTCGTGAGCGATGGTTCTATCAGATAAATACTCCACAAAAGCATCTGGCCTTTTCGCATCAGCCTTTAGGAAGCGATCTTTGTGTGTGCTTTGTCTAAACAATGCTACACCATCCTTCAAATTCTGTTCAAACCAGCTAAACGTGCCTGTTGCTTCTTCTGCAGTGAATGGGAATACTCTATTGCCGTTCAAAGCTAAGAATCCGCAGCCACATACTAATACGTCGTCTTTAACCTTGTTAAAAGCTTCTTTTACCTTGTATTTTGTAAATATCTCATTCAATCCTAGAGTGTCATTCTCAAATCTGTCAAAATTAGTCTTATTGGCACGAATTTCAACAGCTCTACGGCCCCAGCCTACTTGCTGTTTCGGTATTTTTCTAGCCACTTTGCCTTTTGAATAGTCTTGGTACTCATAATCACCAAAATAGAAGCTATATTTGGTCTTTGAATTGTTTAGTTTGTTGTTTATTGCGTTCCAGTCCATTATCGTACTCCTCTCAATATAGATGTGCTCAAATTACCTGAAATTGAACCAAGACCAAGTAATTTAAGCTCTTTAGTCTTAAAATATAAGGTAGACGATACATCACCGCCAAAACTCATTGATTCTGAGTAAGGCGTGGCGCTTTGGCTCCAAGAGCTAGCATCTGGCATCATATCTACAGGAGAAGCTAGTGAGCGCTGCACTGCTGACATGACAACAGTTTTAACATTTGCTTCGTAAACTCCGCTTGGGTCAGCATCAACTAAATCATCCAAGTCTTTGCTGTTATTGTAGGCAATTTGCCTTAGATAGTTACTCGCCTGCAACAATAGCGTTTCGGCTCTTGCCTGCTCGTCAACTGTAAGTGGTTTCCAAGCTGACATCAGTTCGGATACAGTAACGAAGCTATTTTGTGCTGTTTCCATTCTTCTTAGCTCCTTTCTTTGTTTTCTTAGCCTTCTTAGCTGGCTTATTCTTTGGTTTCGGTTCTGGCTTTGATTCTTCCTTTTGCTCTTCGATTTCAAACTCTACTGTTGGTTCTCCTACCTTGATTTCATCGTCTGTGACTTCCTCGAAGATATTCTTAGCGTATAGAGTGCCTGCCACTACTTCAAATATTTGTCCTGTTGTTTTGTTGCGAATCTTCATATTAGCTCCTTTCTATAATGCCTTTATTCTTTCCGCAATTGCGTATCTATTCCAGCGTGTCGGCGTATTGCTGTCCATTTGAGCAGCAGTTGTGCCAATAACGTGCCAGTCATAGCCGTCATAGCTTACGAATGATCCATCCACCTCTTTGTTAGTAGTATTTGGTAAATGGATCAATATTTGTGGCCGAATAGTGTTCGGCGTGCCATTGTTAGCGATTAAACAGTCATCAATGCTGAATGTTTCTAAGCCGTTAGCTGTTGGATGGTTTTTGAATGTTACAGTTTTGCCAATCATTACCTTGCCTTTCTATAGTTAGTTAATACTCCGTTGCGTGAGTTATAGCCTCGTACGATGAATAGACAGTCGCAGTTGTCATGGCGTGCGAACATCTCGCCATCTGGATAAGTCCACGTGCCAGCACGCACTGCGCACCAGTTGCACGTTTCACCTACTAGCCTTCTAGTGAGTGTAGGCACCTTGCCAAGTGATCGTGCGTTGTTAAATGCTTCGTGTTGCGCATCGCCTAGCACACTGTCAAAGAATTCTTTCACAATTGCTGGATTCTTTCGGGTTAAGTTGTCATTCTGCACCAGCTTAGCTGACAAGCGCTGGATTTGGTCCTCTGGATTGCTAAAACCAAGTGTGTTGATTGCTTCGCTGTCGAATAGCGTGCTTGAATCCCTGAACATCTTATCGAAAAACTCACGGCCTACAATGCCAAAAGCTTTAGTGAGCCGTGCACGCTTGTCTGCTGGACTTATATCTAAGCTCAAGATGTAAGATACAACTTTATCCATCTGCTTGCCTAAATCAGTAGCCACTGGTGAAAAGTTCATCGCTTCCTCCTAGTGAATCCCCATTTGTTCATTTCAACTAGTACATTTTTTATTTGCGTGTCGATTTCTTTTTCCTGCGCCTCTGTAGGAGCATCAAAAACAGCATCAGGCATTTCCTTAAGCCGTTCTATCTCTTCTGACGCTTGTGATACTGACCAGTTGTCAGTGTCTGCCAGTCTGATACCCTTCTGGCCTGCTAAGTCTGCAAGATAATTACGCTGGTTTTCGGTCATATTGGCTCCGTTGGTTTACTAACCGCCTTTACAACCGCAAGCGTGGCGTATTTGTTAATTCAATTATAACATAAAACAATTTTTTGAATAAATAACAGATTGTGGCATAAAAAAATAATTTATTTTACTGTATTTGACAAATTACATTTTTATTGGCTCGTGTAATTTGTCCCA